ATTAAAAAGGTTCCTTTTAAAGGTTTATTTTAATCACAAGTTAAGGTAGACTATTTTTTTTAAAGGAGGTTTTATGAAACTTTTAAAAGATATATGGGCTCACTTAAAAGAGTGGAGCGAATGGGGCATGAAAGACTGGATTAAAGCTGGGATTGTCGCCATCATCGTTATTATAGTTCTCGGAAAAATATCGGGAGCTGTATAAATGTTAGGCATCATTCAAGGAATCTTAGGAGGAGGCCAAGGTGGTGCACTAAAAACTATTTCTAAAGTGATCGATGACTTGCATACCTCAGATGAGGAAAAGCTAGACAAAAAAATATTGATGCAGCGACTTCAACAAAAACTCGCTGAAAAACAATTAGACGTAAATGCTAAAGAAGCAGGTCATCGATCCATTTTTGTTTCAGGTTGGCGCCCAGCAATTGGATGGGTAGGAGCCTTTGCATTAATGTTTGAATTTATTTTATCCCCTTGCATAGAATGGTACGCTAAATTTTCAGGTATGGCTATTTCAGCTCCTGAAATTCAAACTGGGCCTTTACTAGCAATTGTCACTTCAATGCTCGGAGTCGCAGGCATGCGCTCCTTCGAGAAGGCGAAAGGATTAACTAAATGAAAAAGAGTTCAAAGAAAAAAGTTAAAAAAGTAATTAAAGGTTTAAAAAAGGCATCTAATACACATGCTAAACAAGCAAAAACTTTACAAAAAGTTATAGGAAAGGGTAGAAGATAATGGAAGATTTAAGTGGAGATGGTAAGATAACTCAAAAAGATATTCTTATTGGTAAAGGAGTCATTAAAGCTAAAAAAGGTGGACGAGTAAAAAAGAAAAAACTTGACATTAAAAAAGCTATTAAGAAACCCGGTTCATTGCGTAAGTCTTTAGGCGTAAAAAAAGGACAAAAGATTCCTTTAAAAAAATTAAACAAAGCTGCGAAAGCGCCGGGAAAATTAGGTCAACGAGCAAGGTTTGCTAAGACATTATCTAAGTTGAGAAAAAAATAATGGCGAAACTTTGTCCCAAAGGAAAAGCTGCGGCGAAGCGAAAGTTTAAAGTATATCCATCAGCTTATGCTAACATGTATGCAAGTGCTGTTTGTTCAGGAAAAGTAACTCCAGGTGGTAAGAAAAATAAAAAAGCTAACGGAGGAGCTATAAATAAAATTTCTCAACAACGAAAAAAAATTTCTAATTACAATCAAGGTGGAATTGCAAAAGGTTGTGGTGGAGTTATGGAAAATAGACGCAAAATAACTGCTGTAGCATAATGGCTAAAAAAGGACTAAGGGCTTGGGTAAAAGAAAAGTGGGTTGACATAGGAGCCCCTAAAAAAAATGGAAAGTATCAACCATGTGGCAGATCTAAAGGAAGTAAGAGAGCTTATCCTAAATGTGTACCAATAGCAAAAGCAAGATCCATGAGTTCCTCTCAAAAGAAATCAGCCGTTTCTAGAAAAAGAGCTGCGGGTAATCCAGGAGGTAAACCAACTAATGTAAAAACTATTGTAAAAAAATTTAATGGAGGATATATAACCGTCAATCCAAGAGGGTTTGGAAGAATGCTACCAAATAAAAGACCTACAACTAAAATGTATATATGAGCTTAGAAGAAAGAATCATGGAGCATGAAGGATTTGTTCCAAAAATTTATAAGGATACCCTTGGATTTGCTACAATAGGTTATGGCCATTTAGTAAAACCAACAGATGTTTTTAAAGAAGGAGTAGAATATCCTGAAGAAGAACTTTATGAATTATTTTTAAAAGATTTACAAGAAGCAAAAGAAGGAGCTAATACTTTAGTAGGTCACATTAAAGATCTTCATCCTAATGCTTGGGAATGTGTTGTGGAAATGATATATCAACTTGGTGCTACAGGAGTTATGAAATTTGCTAAAATGCTTTTAGCTCTTGAAGAAAAAAATTATCACGAGGCTCATTTACAAATGCTAGATTCTCGTTGGAGAAAACAAACAAAAAAAAGATGCGAAGCTTTGGCTTCTATTATGAAAGATTGTGGTTAATGGATATAATAAGAATTGTAGATTATCTTAAAAAAATATTAAAAACTAGACAAGATCAAGTAAATCAAGCTATAACATCAGATGTAAAAACTTTAGAAGAATATAAATATCTTTTAGGAAAATTACATGCATATAAAGAAATAGTACAGGAACTCACGGACCTGCTAAAAAAACAGGAGCGATATGACGACGAAACCGAAGATAATAATACCAGAAAATAATATCATTGATATTAATGAAAAACCCTACAAAACTAAAAAAGAAATAGGAAAAGTACCTGAACCTACAGGATATAGAATTGTTTTATTTCCCTTACTATTAGAGAAAAAAACTAAAGCAGGACTACATCTTACAGATGAAACTGTGGCTGAAGCACAAGTAGCTACAAATGTTTGTCGTGTGCTAAAGATAGGTCCTGATGCTTACAAAGACAAAGAAAAATTTCCTAATGGTGCATGGTGCAAGACTACGGATTGGGTACTTATTACTAAATATGCAGGATCAAGAATTCGCATAGAAGGTGGTGAGCTTAGAATAGTGAATGATGATGAAATACTGGCAGTCATTGATCATCCCAAAGATATCCTGCCAGCAAGTTTATTTTAGGAGAATATTATGGTTGAAGAAAAAATGGTTCCAATAGACACAAGTGGTAATAGTGTTGAAGTAACTTTAAAAGAAGAAAAAAAAGATGAGATTCCTGTAAGTGAAAGTAATGTAAGGGAAATTATCGAAGGAGAAGAAGAAGTTGTAGAAACTGAAGAAGAGGTTATTGAATCTCCTAAAGAAGAGCAAGATCCTTATAAAACAGATGATTTAGGGGATTATAGTAAAACAGTTAAAAAAAGAATTAATAATCTTGTTGGTCGCATGAGAGAAATGGAAAGGGCTTACAAAGGTGTTCAAGAAGAAAATAACGAATTAAAAAAGAAATATACTCATGTAGGTAAGGGCTATGTAAGTGAGTATGAAGGAAGAGTAACTAATGCGGCAGAAGCAGCTAAATCTAAACTTAAAAAAGCAATTGAAGATAATGACACCGAGGGTCAAGTAGAAGCTCAAGAGTTATTGGCTCAAGCTAAAGCAGATGGTGCTAGATTATCTCAAATGAGAACTGCTCAACAAAATGATGAAAAAAATTATGCTCCTCCTACTCAAGAACAACAACAACAACAACAATACGAAGCTCCAATTGATACAAGAGCTGAAGATTGGGCTTCAGAAAATGAATGGTTTGGCTCTGATGATGTAATGACAGGTGCAGCAATGGCCCTACATAATCGCATGGTACAGAAAGAAGGGTTTGACCCAAGGAGCGATGAGTACTATAATGAAATTAATTCTCGCATGAGAAAAGAGTTTCCTCACAAGTTTACTAATGGTAAAGTGACTGAGGAGAAAAAAACCGAAACGAAACAGCCCGTTCAGACTGTAGCGTCGGCCGTACGAAAAACTAAATCTGGACGCCGAGTCGTGAAGCTCACACCTTCACAAGTTGCAATAGCTAAAAGACTTAATGTGCCATTAGAAGAATATGCTAAATACGTGAAGGAGTAGCAAACTATGAATATAAAAATAAATAAATCCCCACGCAAAATTGAAACCCGTGAAAAAAAAGCTCGGAAGAGAGGATGGGTTCCTCCTTCAAGTTTAGAAGCACCCGAACCACCCGAAGGTTTTCACCATCGTTGGGTTCGTGCCGAATTTCGTGGCGAACAAGATGAAAAAAACATTTTGGGTCGTTTACGCTCAGGATATGAATTTGTTAATATAAGTGAATATCCAGGCAGAATAGATTTACCATTTATGCAAGATGGAAAATATAAAGGTGTTATCGGAGTTGGAGGATTATTATTAATGAGATGTCCAATTGAAGTTAAAGAAGATCGGGATGAATATTTCCGAAATAAAACTAACGATCAAAAAGCATCTATTGAAAATGATCTCATGAAAGAAGAGCATCCCTCAATGCCTATCTCTAAAGATAGACAAAGTAGGGTAGAATTTGGTGGACGCAAAAAATCTTAATGGTTAAGGTCTATGTCTCTACCAACATTGTCTAAAGGAGACATACTATGGCTAATATAGATGCAGCTTTTGGTCTTCGTCCTTACGAAAGATCAGGCTCAAATTATAATAACCAAGGTGTAAATGCGTATCCCTTAAACTTTGATGGATCAAGTGCTGGTTCCACGTCCTTAATTTGGACTGGATCTCCAGTAATTCCTCTAGCAAGTGGTTTAATAGATATCGTAGGTAACGCTAATGGCGGTACCGTACCTTTGTTAGGCGTGTTTATGGGTTGTCGATATATCGCAACTGATGGAACACCAACATGGTCAGCATACTGGCCCGGCTACGCAGCGATTAAGTCGTCAACAGAAGCAACAGCTTTTGTAGCAGATAATCCACATGCATTGTACGTTATTAATGCTGATGGGGCTTTACCTGATGCGGCTTTGTTTGCTAATGCAAACTTGGCAACAGCAATCACTGGCACTAATAGTAGTGGCTATTCACTTGGTGAATTAGGCACAGCAA